GAAAAAGTCTCTAATATAACATCATTATTCTACATTCTCATCTCAATCTTTTCTGAACGCATACGATTTACTAATTGTGGCAATAGTACCGACTCAATATACAGACAATGTCTATATATACTGTCATAAGTTAATGTTATGGTACCGGAGTAAGCACACCTAAACATATTTGCCAAATACACTTTGTAAACCAGTGATATTATTGTATTGCTGAGATCAAACCGGATACACTTACGGATATCTAAACGACCTAGTAGCCAATCACGATAAACATTTACGCTAAGACATCGTGACATACGCAATATTTCTTCCACATTCACAAACATCTTTGTCAAGATGCCCTCATCCATGAGCGCTTCGCGATGCGCCCCACGAAGATAAGACATACACAATTCAGTTTTTGGTGAACTGAAACCGATTTCAGATAATAATATCGGTTTAATAAAGTTAGAAAATATGTCCTTATCGGTACCCGACATTATTGATAATATCTCATCTATAGTCAAGTGAGACACATGTTGTCTAGACAACGAAGTTATGTTTTTTACCGGTAGTACTGATATAGTTCCGATCGGTTTTAACACTTTATTGGTCGAATGCACACTTTCCAACAATTGCTCAAATGCACTTTCGTAACCAAGATAACTAGATCCCCACTGATTTGTTTCTCGTAATATCTGACTTGGTGGATAGGCGACCCGTGGTTTGACTATTTCTTCTTTGATACGTAACATTCGCCGTGATTTGTGATTAAAACCACTATTGTCAAAGCTTATCCCGATTCCCCCCAAGGCTGCAGGTGTTGTTAGCAGATTTAACACATTACTTTCACGGAACTCACATGTGATATACGCTTTCTTCAACTGGTCATAATAACTCAATAAGTTGAATTCAAGTGTGTTCAGGATACTACTTTTCTCACTATCAATTATAGTCTTGACCAACTCCTCAAAGGACATCCCATGTTCATCACTGAATACCCTACCTTGTAGGTAGAGATCTGGACACATGGTCAGCACCTTGTGTATAGAATCTGGGCGTACACCATAACGACCGGAATAATGGTATGACATCT